CCCTACGGAGTTGGGCGTTCATAAGATGGGAATGGCGGCGGAGAGCCCAGCGACGGCGGAAGCGGGTGGTCCTTGAAGTATCCTATCGCCGAAATCGCGAATGACACTCCAAAAATGTAGAGCACCATTTCCCAGTTGGGGGCTTGGATTTTCTGCGGGTCCAGTGCGGAGCCGGTGGCCACGCCGACGAAGCCATATACGCCCGCAATCGCGCCGTTCCACGACTTGGCGAACGCACCGTAGAAAAAGTGCTTCACCCACCTCCAAACATCACTACGTACGGCACGGGCGGTCATGGCGCGAGGCGGATAGTACCGACGTTGAGATTGTTGACGGTGGCCGTGGATGTTCCGCTAAGGTAATTCTCATTTCCGTTTACGTAACGATACCCCGCAGGGATTGCTTCTACGTTCTGATTTGGAGAAGCGGAGTTAAACGCAGGGAATGTCAGAGAACCAAACCAGCTTGGTTTAGAAGAGTATTGCAAAGAATCAGCAAGCGTATCGCTACCAATTGACTCACCGCCAGGAATCGACCCGCCTCCCGCTGAAAGCGCATAATAATTGGCCTTCATAATCGCTGTATTCTCCACATCCAGGTCCAGTTCCTGAAATCCCTTGCTTACTCCAGCATCGCCAACACCTGCCCATATCCTAACCGACGTTCCGTTTGACGGAAAAGAACCGTTAGAATACGTCACGGTAGTTCCCGCGATGTTTGTGATCGATCCCTGCGTGTGCGTTGTTCCGTTGGTTCCGGATGTCACGCCAGTAAGCTGCCCCACAAATAGTTTTGCAGCATCAGGAATGGTTATCGTCGTTGACGAAGCAATTGTTCCAAGAATCTCAAAATCAGTCCAGAAGTCACCAACCGATGGCTCTGCTGTTCCGGTGTAAAATCCGTTAGCGAAATTAGGCGTTCCAAAGACTGCGATTCCGTTGGCTGCTCCTGACGTACCGATTATGTTACCAACTGCGTTGTAATTTCTTGTGAACCTATTTAATATGAATCCAACAAGGGTCAGTCCTCCAGGATTTGTGGACGCAAGCCAGTTTCTAAAAAGCGTGTCATCTGAAGTGCTTCCGTAGTACCCATCGCACTGCACGTTTGGTGTGATATTGCCTTCAAAAAGATTAAAACTGTTGTGCGGTGCGTGGTTTGTGTCGATTGCAACGCCAGAGATTCCAAACACTCTTGAATCAATCATGTAATTATACGAGATGGAAGAAAACGTAACCCCTGCATTCATCTCGATAAGTGGAAACTGCCTGCTGAAAATGTTATCAACAATAAGGCACCCACTGCTTGTGGAAAAGTTTAGTGCGGCACCGTTAGAACCGCCAAGCCCATTTCTTAGGTCTGTGTAGCACCTGCGAATTTCGCAGTGAACACTATTGTTCAATTCAACATTTCTCTGCGGAACTCGTGTTACTTTCACGTTTAACGCCCACGAGTTTACGGCCTGCTCCATAACAAGTCCGGCAGACTGGTGAATACCAACAAACATATCGTTACAATCTATGGCCAGATTTTCTACGCCTACCGATACCGCGCTGGTATTGTACCTTGCAAGTCTAGGTCCAAGTGTACTGGGGCAATCAAACGGAAGCGCAGGTGAGAATGTTATCGTCTTGGTTCCTGTGTTGACCGAGACGATTTTCGCAACGTGACACCTCACATACTGATATCCGTAATCTGAAATTACGATAACAGCACCAGACTCGATTTCTGTTTCATCCAGTTGGTTAAGGATGTTTATCCTAATTATTTGATTTGCCGAAAACCCAGTGATGTCCTCAGAAAGCGTAACAGTCGAATCACCCTTTGCCGGGCTTCCCGTGACAGTAAAATCAAGTGGATTTGATTGCGTTGTTCCGACTCTAATAGGAGCAGATTCGCTGTCCGGGTTAAAATCAATCAGTGTGGTTGGCTCACCTGTTAGCTGTCCTGAACCGGCCCCACGAATGGTGTAGTTGCTTCCCGCTCCAGCGGTTCCCGAGCCGATACCAGATATCATTGGGTATGTGCCAGCCGGAAGATATACGATCGTACCGTTATTTGCAGAGACCGCTGCCGCAACTGCGGCATTTACCGCAACGCTATCGTCGTGCTCAACCAAGCCATCCGTGATGCTGGATGAAGCATTAGCTGCGAGCGTTATGGTTGTTCCAGAAACACCACTGATGCTTGTGTAAGCAGCTATGAGGCCGCTTCTGTTTACTGAACCTGTCGCAGTAACGCCAAGTGCTGAATTGAGCGCCACTGTTGCACCAAGGGATCGAGAGGTGTAAAAAGTAAACGTAACTGTCGTACCGGATCCACCCGTGGTCCAGCCGTTAAAAGTCGTTGCTCGTATTTTAGTAGCAACCTGAGATGCCGTGTCTCCATTTGCCACATCAACATCGTATGGCGTTTTGCTCGCTGTGCTGTTCCCCGGCATAGTAATTGTTACATGCCCTGTCGCCGTGCACCCAGTAAGTACCTCAAGCTGTTGAATCTCCTGGTATCCTACGCGGATTCCGTTTCCAGCTACAAATGTTGATGAACTTACCACCGTAAGCGTTGGGCTTCCGCTAGTGATACTGCCTGCTGTCTGGGTTGCGCTTCCTGCCGCAAAGTAAGGGGAAGATGTTACATTTATGACGCTAGACCTATTTGTTGGTATCCCGCCCTCCACACCAACAGTTACCCCAGGTTCCCATGGGACCACACGTCCGGATGGCAAATCGTACTGAGCACTAAAAGTGCACGCTGATTGCAATGCTACAATCAACAATGTTTTTATTTTTTTCATATCACAATCCGATTCCGACAAAATCATCAGTGGAGATTGAATCACCGCCCCAAATTCCAGGTTGTCCCGAATTATACGGACTGGAGGAATCGGTTCTAGTACCCAGAGAAGAACCGTTCTGATACAGCGTAAGCGTTACACTGCCGGAACCTGTAGCTGAAATTTTCAATACGTCTCCAGAAGAAAAGGTCGCCGTATAATCTGAAAACGGCGTAGTTGCGGACGTGCCAACAAATTTATAAATGCGGGCGCTTCCACCGCCAAGATAAGACGCGGCATAACAGCTGCCGTCAGATTGAATCCTGACAACCGCCCCCACAAAACCTTCGTTGCCGGCCAACAGAACAGTGGATGCGGATTGGTCTGCTGGAAACGTGGCGGCAGACGTGGCGACGCGGGCTAACCAATTTCCACCCGTTCCGATTATTCTGTTGGAAATTAAACTCGCGCCGTTGAAAGAACCGATATTAGTTTCCCAATTTCCTGCGATGGGGGATTCATTTGCGCGGTTGAAATCATCGGTAAACGATACTCCACCGCCATTTGCTCCTATTACGGCAATAAGCATTTGCTGTGCGGGACCCGCGATAAGCGTGCATACTAGTAACGTAGATACAAACGTGATTAGGTGCTTCATGGTACGGTGACGTTGGAGCCAGAAACGATAAGCGTGGCGTTGGCGAGGGTGAACGTTGCGATACCTCCGGGAGCGACGATGGCAGACGCACCGCCTGTAAGGTTGCCAGATCCAACAAGGATGATGTTTCCGCTGGAGGCGGTGACGGTGACACTGTTTGTGGTAGCAACATTGAGGACAGACATGGCAAATCCTCCATTGGCGGCATCCGTGGCTGCTTGCGTGCGGTTCAGGGTAACAGTCGTGGTGTTGTTACCAAGCACTTCCGCAATCATTCCCTTGCCATTGTGAGTGGCGTTCGTCGTGACATTCGCGTTTGCAACGACCCACGGGATGCCGCGAAAACCTAGATTTGCATTGACCTCCGGCAGCGTATAGTTGCCGCTAACCGAAGCGATGATGTTGGTGTTGAACGCGCCAGTCGTAGTCAGGTTTCCTCCGAGCGTGATGGTTTTGCCGCTGTTCGAAATACCCGTGCCACCAGCCGATCCGGGCACCGGATTCGTCAGCGTCAAATTCGTCGCATTAAGGTCCGTCACCGTGAGGTTCTGGAGCGTGACGACGTTTGCGATGATGTTGCCCGCGCCGGCCGAACCAATCGTCACCGTCGTGGCGTTGGACTGAATGATAGAGTCGGAGAGGCCGACCGTGCCGTTACCTTTCGGGACGTAGTTCGCCGTGAGCGAGGAAAGCGCGATGACATTTCCACTCCCGCTTCCTGCAACCTCCCAACTAACGCCGTACGTGGCCGAAGAATTGGCTGTCAGCACGTAATTGTCTGCACCTACCCCAAGCTGCCCATAGGTCGTCGAATTGTTTCCAAGGATGATGTTGCCCTTCGTCGTGGACGAGATGCCAGTACCGCCGCCTGAAAGCGAAACCACGCCGAAGGCCGGCGGAGCGCCCGCGCCCGCAGAGACGAGCGGATGGCCAGCGGTGCCGATTGACGCCAGCGGGACAATCGCCGTCGTACCACCGCCGACCATGACCACGTTCGCGGTTGCCCCAGTCGTCGTGACATTGCCTGAGCCACCACCGCCTCCCGTTGAGTTGATCGTGATGTTTCCAGCATTCTGAGTGACCGTGATATTGTCACCAGCCACAATGGTCTTAGAGACCGGAACGAGCGTGTCATTATACATGATCACTCCGTTTGCAGTGGCCGTAACCGGGCTTTGAATGTTGGTCGTGTTCCCAGAATTGCGCTGCGTCAGAATGACATCATTAGCCGCAACAGCACCATGCGCCGACGCGATGGACAGCGCGAAAAGAATTAGGACGAATCCGTGAAGGAATGTTTTCATTGGTGCGTTAGCGGTAAGGGATCGGGCGGGGCTGAGTGGGTTGGCGTCCGGCTGACTGGGCAGCGAGTTGAGCGACCATGGCCGGCACATCGGCGCGCTCGGCACCGTAGTTTGGGCGCAGGAATTGATTCTGATAGAGGCGCGACAGCATGACCTCACGAGCGCCGCGTGGCGTGCCCATCATTGCGGCCATGGCAGCTGCGGCTCCAGGATAGCCGCCCATGCCCTTGCCGAGCAGTGCTCCCGTTGCGGGAGCGACGTACTGCATGAGCTGGTTTACGCCAGACGGAGGCGTGTCGGCAGCGTCCTTCACGGACTGCCAAAAGGCATTCTGAAAGCGGCCAATCTTTTCGAGGTTTCCGCTGAGTTTTTCGCCCGCCGCGTAAGCGTCACCGATGACCTTGGCGGAAATGTTGCCGTCACCCTTGTTGAGCGCGTCCTGAACGAGCCCGATTTTGGCCAGCGTTACGCGGGCTTCTTGGAGCTTCTTTCCGATGTCGGGCTTGCCGTTAGACACAGCCTCTCTTTCCAGCCGAGCAAACGCATCGTCCGCATCGGTCTGGTGCTTTTTTGCAATCTCAAGCACGCTGGGGTCCTTCTTCGGCATGTTCCGGTAGTTCGCGAACGCCTGATTCGCGTTTGCCTGAGCCTGCTTAAACTCGTCCAACATGATCTTCGCCTGCGGAGAGACCGCCGCAGCATCCGCGTACGCCTTGTTGGGAACGATGCGCGCCACATTGAGCGACTGATCCGAAAATGCCGTATTCGGAGGCAGCTTCAGCTCCTCGCGGATGGCCTGATTCGTGATGGGCTGGTTACGACGAATCGCTTCCTGCGCCGTAGCCGCCTTGCCGCCAATCGAATTCAACGTGTCCGTCGCCAGACTGGGCCGAATGACCGATGGCGGGATAACGTAGCCGAGTTCCTTGCCGATGCGCAGCGTCTCGCGCCGCGTGGCATCCTGAGCCGCCTTCAAAGCCGTAGCAGCCGCAACAGCGCCCGCGTCGATGCCCTTTGCCAGTCCAGTGCCGATGGCCGATGCAGCGGCAGAAACAGCATTCTCTCCGAGCGTAGCCGCACGGCCTTCGTCGATGCCTGTTTGCACATTGCGGGCCACGACATTGCCAGCGGCTTGCTTCACGCCCTCGCGCACGACACCGCGCATTCCCGTTCCGGCCAAAGGACCAAGCGGAATGGCACCCACGGTTGCGGCTCCAGCAATCGCTCCGGGACGAATCGGGCCACCCTCGATGGCTTGCGCAGCCAATTCGCCAGCACCGCCGCCAATCGCGCCACCAACGGGGCCGGCAACCATCTGGCCAACGGTCGGAGGACCGGCGCGAACGGCCATCATGCCCATTTGCTTCATCGCCGTACCAGACGCCTGCTGAACTTCATCTGGCGTGAGTCCACCCATGCCCATTTCGGTCGATGCGGTGAGCGCGCCAGAGCCGGGCACGTTACGATAGTCGGTCTTGTCCTTGACGGCACCGAGAGCGCCCATGATGCGAGCGCCAAGGCCGGCCTGCTGCTCGGGAGCGGCAGGAGCTTTTGCACGCACCGCCTCCTGCTCAGTCAGTCGAGCGTCATACGCCTGCAAAGCCGCAATATCCTCCTCAGTGGGAGGATTCGGCTTGTCCCAGTTATAGGTGCGACCAGATGGGGAAGTAATTTTCATCACTCGATTTTCCAGCCGGCCGGAAGACGCGGGAGACTGCCATCGACCTCGCGCGCATTGCCGGCCTGCGCAGGAGCAACGCCACCTAGAACGGATTCGTCCTTGGCGTCGAAAATGGGCATTTCAAGAATCTTGTCGTTGATGGCGTCCTGAATCTCTGTCGCCTTCTTGCCGGCCTTACGCATGGCCTGCACCTCGCGAGCGATGGCGCGGTTGCGTTCCTCGACCTTTTTGAGCGCGGTGAAGATGGCTACGTTGCCCTCCGGAGTCTTGTTCATCGCTGCGGACCATTTCTCAAACAGGCCCATTTCAGTGTCGGAAATAGCGCCCTTGGTCTGGTTCACGCGCTTCAACACTTGGTCGCCAAGGAGCTGCTGCAACTCTTCAGCCTTTGCGACGGAACCCTTATCAATGAGTCCAGCGGTTTCAGCGGCGCGACGGACCATAAGCTCGGCGTCGGCAGCGGTGCCGGTACGCACGGTGTCGAGCAGCTTCACTGCACGGTCGTAGGACGCGATGTTGGAGCTTGCTGCCTTGCCGGCCTCAAGAAGCCCCTCGTTGAACTTATGTGCGCTCTCTCCGCGCTGAAGAAGCTCCTGCTTGGCAGCCTCCTCCTCGGGTGAGAGGACGGGGCGCTGCGGCTGGGAAATGGGACCGCGTGCAACCTCCCTCATCGTCCGCTTGTCTACGGCAATTTCGATGGGATTTCCCTTTTCATCGGCAGAGCGAATCTTCTCCACGTCAAACATGGGCGATTTCTGCGGTCCCAGCATCTTCAGCACCGCATCCACGCGCTCAATCGACTGCGGAGAGCCGCCAGACTTGGAGTAAATTTGCAGGAAGCGCGCCGGGTCGAACGCAGGGGCCTCGGCGGTGTCGTCGGGCGGCATGAACTGGGCGAGCGACTTGGCCAGCGCCTCTTGGTCGCGCTGTTGCTGCACCATGACCTGCTGAGATGCCTTCAACTGCTGCTCGCGCATCGCACCTTCCTGAGCCTTCAGGCGTTGGTCCTGAATGTGGCCCTTGGTGGCGAGGGCCGAGTTCAGCATGCCGTTAAATTTGATATTGTCGTTCAGTGACAGACCGCCGTTCTTGATGGTCTTCTCGATGAACTGCTCAACGCCTTCAGGAGCGTACTTCTTCGTCTCCTCGTCCTGCATGAAGGCTTTAATCAAGCCCTCGTTTTGACCCTGAAGCGCCGCGTTACGGGCACGGTTCTGCGCGTACTCCTGATAGCCGCCAGAGATGCCCTGAGCAATGCCCTGCGCTTGGGCAACTTTGCCTTGCGCGCGGAGCTGGCCGCTGATGTCTGTTACACCTGGATTGTAGGCGCACATGGTTATGATTTCCCGTAGAGGCTTCCGAGCAAGTTGAGAAAGTTGTTCACAAGAACGCCGTTGTTCGTGTCCTTCGCGCCCGCCAAGGCAGCGGCATTATTGCCAGCAGCGATGTTGCGCGCGTTGGCCGCGTTGTAGTTCGAGTTGTAAACGTCCTGCGGATACGGTGCAAACGGATCAAACTGCTTGAGCGTGCTCGCGTTCGACTGCGCACCAGACGAAAACCCAGACCCCTGTCCAAACAGAGAGGCATTGCTACCCGTGTTCTGAGTTGACGCCATATTGAATGGGTCAAACGCCGTCGCATTCCGAAAGTTCGCAGCCGTGGCAAGGTTGCTCACGTTCTGGCCTTGGCGCGTTTGGTCGAGGCCGGCAAGGCTGAGTCCCAACCCCTGATTCTGCTTCTCAGCCGCCTGCTGCTGACCGTACGCATTCTGCGCAAACGTCTGACGCTGCTTGAGCCGGTCGTTGCCGAGGTTGTACCGCTGCAAGACTTCCTCTGCCACCGCGCCCGTCGAGTTCACGAGCCCGCGTGCCGACCAACCCTCACGAGCGGCCTGCGATGCAGCGCGATTTTCCTCGTTCGACAGCGACGAACCAAGCTGAAGTTGGTCAAGTGCGGACTGGTCAAGCGCCGACCCGAGCTGGCTGTTTCCACGCGCAAACGTCGCACCAAGCTGGTCCTCGTACGGGCTGCGTTGAATACCCGAAGCCGCCGCAGCATCAAGCCGGTCGAGGTTGGCGTACAACTCAGGATTCGTGGCACGGCGAAGGGCATCCGCCTGCGGGGCGAGATTCTGCGCGTCCGTGAGATTGCCCTGTCGGAGCGACGTATTCGCGGCCTGCGTCTGCTGATTCGCGATTCCAGTCAGCGTTTGATTCGTGCTGCCAAGGACGCCGAGCGTGCTGGCGTAGTTGGCGAGGTCGGCTTGCGTGTACTGGGGAGCAAATTGCGCGTAGTTGCCGTACAGTCCTTTTCCAAGCCGATTAAGGTCGGAAATGGTCTGCGAGCCCTCGCGGTAAAAGTTCCGATCAAGCGGATTTGCAATCGTTGTGGTTGGCACCGTAGGAGTCGTTGGATTTGGCTGCGGCGTGGTCGGCGTTGGCGCGGGGGTCGGAGTCGGGGTTGGCGTAGGAACCGGCACCGGGATAATCGTGCCACCACCACCCTCACCCGGCACAACACCGGGAGCCGTCGGCGTGGTCGGAATCACCGGAGGCGGAACAATCGTTCCACCGCCCTGCTCATTCGGCGATCCAGGTAGCGGAGCCGGGATGATCGTCGGATTCGTGTTCGGCGTTTCGTTCACGCCGGCCGGATACGGACCAGCCGGACGGTTTGGATCGCCAACTGGAATAGGCGGAGGAATCACCGTGCCGCCTCCCTCATTTGGGGAGCCGGTATCAGTCGGGTATCCTACTGGCGGAATAATCGCCCCACCGCCACTTTGACCACCACCAGAGGTAGCGGACCCGCCGCCACCGCCGCTGCCGCCACCAAGAAGACCACCGAGCATGACACCGCCAAGGCCGACGCCGAACAGGCCAGGAATACCGATTCCGATATTGCCCGAATTGTTTGGCGACTGGGTGGTGTCGATGACGCCGTGGCCCGGATCGGTCGGAAGCGTGGTAAGAATCCCCACCTTGCGCTGCGCTTCATCCGCAAGCGATGTGATGATGTCCTTGTCGTATGGGCGGACGGGCGACTGGCCAGCAATGGCCCTCCGCGCATTCTCGGCCGCAAGCAGCTCGTTGTAGATGCGGTTGTAGTCCGAACCGTCCTCGTCCATGGGCTCGGCCCTCTGAATCGGCGGCTCAAACACCGACGGAGGCTGCGGCGTGACGTACGTGCCAGCGCCACCCCAATAGTCGTCAGTAGTGTCCGTAACGCCGCCGTTCGTGCCGGACCAATCCCACGGATCAACCGGAAGAGGCGTCGCCGTAACCTCAAATGGAGGCAGCACCGTGGGCTGGCCAAGGTCGTCTCCACTCCAGTAATTGAGGTTTGTGGGCATGGGTTATGTTACGACTACGCCGCGCCAAGAGCCGTTGTAGAACCAAATTTTATTCGCCGTCTTGTCGTAAATCATCGGCGTGGAGCCGTTCGGATTGTATGCTGGAGCAGGTGTTCCGGACGGCGTTCCCGCGCAGTTCGAGATGAACATGAAGCCGTTGGTCGCACCGGTAGCGACAGTACCGATTCCCATGATCACATTATAAGCTGCATCAAAAACTACCGACTCTGCACCAGATGATGCGAATCCGTTCACGACGATCGCCACACCATATCCTACTCCAGAGCCAACTCTTAGGCTATTAGTCGAGAAGAACTCAAGTTGTGCATTTGCCGCCGTTCCGTTGTATAACCAGCGCATGGACCCGTAGCGCGACGCAGATTGGCCAATCGCGAGCATCGAGTCTCCAGATGCGCCGCCAACCGTGAGGCCGTTGGATAGGCCAATAAAACTCAGTCCCGTATCGTTAATGAGATACGACGTGACTGCTGCGCTTGCTAGACCACTGCCAACCAAGCGGCCCGCGCTAGATAGCGGCGCAAGCATCGACAGCGTTACCTCACCCGCTCCAATGGTTACAGTCGGCGATCCCAGCAAATTCAATTTTTGGTAGGTCAGGGCGTCGCTCGGCCCTGTAAAAATATAGCCAGGCGTCACATTACTCATTGATTTTCATGTGGTTAAGATTTCCGCCACCGCTTTTCCATAAATAGATTTGGGCTTCATTCAGAAGCGCAATGTTATCGCGGAAATGGCCAAGTGCGACGTTGCAAGGGGAACACAAGAGCCCGCGCACCTTGTTTGTGGTGTGGCAGTGATCCACGTCCAATGATCGATGCGACGGAGGCGGGTTCTTGCAGATAGCGCAAAGTCCATTTTGCGCAGCCAACATTTCAGCATGTTGCTCAAGCGTAATTCCTTTCCGCTTAATCTGAGCTCTGCGTAAACAGGCCTTCACTCTGTCTGGATGTCTCTCTCGGTATCTACGCTGAATTGCATTGGCGTATTCTTTTGAAACCGGATTTTTAGCAAGACGGTCGGCGCGACACGTTTTGCAGCACCTAACACCAGACGGCTTAACGTAAAGGTTATCACCAGCCATTGGATGGCCTATTTTGCAGTGAGTCCTGAACCTGCCGTGCGTGTAAGTAGTCTTAATTCCGCTCTTAGATTTCACTGGATTACTTTCTGCCCTGCACTGCTTGCAGTACCTATGTCCGCGATACGCGTACACATTGTCTCCAGACAAGGGGTGCCCTTTTCGGCAATGCGTCTTATTCCGGTTATGTGAACCGTATTGAGAATCGTGAACTGTGATTTCTAGTTCCATTTTCAGTTACCCAACCTGCGTAAGAGAAAGCCTGTCGCCTGAGCGGGCTTCATCGCCAATGCCGTCGATTTCGACGTAACCCGTTGAGTTATAAATTTTAAACCACACCATCCTGCCCTTTCTCCTGCAAATGAGTGGCATTCTAAAAGTCTGAAGCATTTCAGGCTGAAACCCGGTGCCCGATTGCACGCTATCCGGCCCCGTCGAGTAATCCTTGCGAAACGCACGATTGTAGTCGTCGTTGGAGTTGTTAAGCGCGTACGGCGTATCGCCAAACAACCACGTCTGCGAGCGCAGATAGGTCTGATTGGACAGAACGGTTTCATATTCACTCGCGCCTTCGGAGTAGGCGACGACCGAGAAATTCGGCCGGTTCGTAGACGCATCGAACCACATCCGACGCGAGATGCGATTGTTGTTGTCCATCAGGTACGGACGGCTCGTCAGGCTGAACGCAATTTCTCCAACCGTAGTTCCACTGATGTCATTCTGCCCAGTGCCGGTGACAAAAATGCGCCCATCTTCAGTGACGGCATGAAGGCGAGTCGCGCCGTAGTAATTCGCGACAACGAAGCCTTGGATGGACATGCTAAGGGATGAAGCAAAGCGCCACTCACCCCACCACTGGCCAGTGATGAAGTTATAAACAACAACCGTGTTGCAGGTCGTGGAGTTGTCCAGCGGAAGCGCGACGTAGAGATTGTTATTCCAGTACGCCATCGAAACCTTGTCGGCGTACATCCAATTAACCCGGCTCATGATGCCGGAGATGTTGCGCGAAAGCGGCTCCGTTACCGACTGAAGCTGATTCTGGAGATTGAGCCGGATCGACGTGATGTTCCGGTCGCTCATGTAGATCAGATCAGGTCCGACCGTGACGCATGCGTTGATCCCAATGATGCCGAGCTGGCGCGTGATCTCTGTAGCCGTCACGTCCTCAAGACCGCCCTGTACGTTCTGGAGCAATAGTGACGAATCGTGCTTGAACACCACGAGCGCGTTTTCTCCGAATGGGTACGTACAAACCACGTAGTCGCTCGTGCCCGTGTTCAGGTTAAAGTCATTCGAGATGAGATCGTATTCCGTGAAGTCCAGCACTTCGGAAGCGGTCACGCGGTCCTTGCCATTCACCACCCAAAGGCGGTTCTGGTAGTACGTCGCCTGATTGCTTTCCGGAATGCTCTCAAATCCAGGATCACCAGCCGAGTTAGGCACAACCTCAAATGACGTTGACCAATTTCCATCCCAGCGAATAGGCGTCTGTCCTTCGCCGGCGAAGATGAGCAGGTAGTTGTTGGCCTGAACAACCGTTGACTGCTGCGAGACCGTGTAGGCCGCAGGATACGCGATGGTGCGCGGGGTCTGGCCAAAAGCGTAGAAGCCCGCAGTCGTAGCGCCAATCAGCACGATCCACTCCTGCGCCGGAGCGGCAGGGTCCGAGTATTTCCCAGAAGCGTAGACCGTTCCGAACGGCGTGGCTCCGAGCACCGGAATGCACGTCCAACCGCCGCGCGTGGCCGCATTCGTGGTGCGCATGTCCACGTTGATCGCTTCCTGCACTTGCCCCGGCTTCAGATTCTCGGGGGAGTCGAACTGGTTGACGCCGAAAAAGTCTTTATCCCCTTCCTGCATGGGAGGGGAGTCGGTAGCGCCGTAACTGGAATATCGGTCCATTAAACGTCAGCGGGAGGCACAAACGGTTCTTCTGATTCGAGCTTGGCCACCTTGGCCTTCAGCTCCTCATTTTCGACCGACAGCTTCGCCATTTCGTCAACGAGCGAGCTGACGGTGTGCTGATTGATGTTCAGCAAAATCTGGAGCTTTCGTTCAGAGACGGTCATGGTCAGCGCGTCTGGAACGGGATGAATGCCCAGCCCGGAATATCCGGGTTGTAGAAGGCGAAATCGAAGTCGTCGAAACTGAAGTCGCCGAACGCACCAGCGTCAGCGGTAGCAGTCGGCATTGCAACGAGGTTGTTAAACGCTGCGCCGCCAATGGTGATGGCTCCCGTATTCACTGTTACCGCAGCGCCGGCTTTGGCTACAATGGCGGAGCTGGACACCTCGGAAGCAAAACGGGCGATGACCGTGCCACTCGCGCTCGGTTTGATGACGCCCTGAATAATGGCGATGTTTCCAGTCGTGAGCGACGTGGCATTGCTCGCTGCCGGGAAGTCGTACGTGGAGCCGTAGTTCAACGTGCCACTCGTTGCATCAAGCGTGTACGTGGACTGGTACTCAAGCAGGTCTGGAGTCGCGGGGCCATTGATAGACCAGCGCGATCCCGTTGTGGTCGCGGCCGACGTGTACGGGATGATGAACTTGAAACGATAGGTTGTGCCGGCAATGACGGGGAACGAGAGCCCCGTGACATCCTGCATCGTATTCGGCGTGGCGTTGTTGTTCGTCACGTCACTTTCGATGACGACAGACGAATTACCACCGGAGGACGACGTGCCGGAGCCACCGCCACGACTACCCAGGATCGAAGGATGGTTTGTCAGCATGGTAGTTTATGCCTGCGCTCCAGACGCGAACAAGGTGGCGTCGGTAGCTGCGGTTGAAATGCGGATAAATTTGGCATTGTTCCACTGCGTCACCCACCACGTATAGGCGGAGCCGGCCGGAAGAACGTGCCCTACCGATCCCGTGGGGTCCGTGCCATCCCAGCGGCAACGTACGTCCACACCCTGAACGTCGAACGTCACCATTTCTGGGCCACCAGCGGCCGGGATAGCAAAACCAGCAGCAGCGACGGCAGCGGTGGACACGGTGACGGACTGGCTGGGAATTTGGTTGCCAGCTCCATCGTATGCGGGGCGCGGGTATAGCGGGCCGATTGAATTGAAAGCCATGGTGATGTCGGGTTAAACTCTTGCTGGATACGAAAGGTGCGTGGAGACGACCCAGGGCATGATGCGCCCGTTTTGGCGCTCCTGCTTGTCGAACTCATCCTGGAGCTTGCTGTCGGCCACGGAGTACATGCCCACGGCCTTGTCCTGCTGACCATCCGAGATCAGCCAGTCAGCGAACGACTGGTAGAGCGAGTTCCAGAACAGCACTTCAGGAATCTCGATCAGCTCCCACTTGGAGGGAGTGTCGTCCGGGTCCTGTCCGGCCGTGGTCGTCGCAAGGCACTTGTAGAAGTTGCCAACGCCAATCGAATTCACCCAGTAAATCTGCTCGTCCACCGTGTACGTGTCCGCAGCGTCGAATTCGTCGCCCGTGTACGACGGAGATTTGCGCCGGTAGTAGATGAAGCACGGATTGAGCGGAGGAGCCCCGAAAATCTGGTTTTGCGCAATGCCGTTGACGTAGTATTGCGACACCAGCCCGGAAATCATCTGCACACCAGCCGGCACTTCAACGTAGGACTGAAGCTGCGGATACTGGGAAGCAGTCGGGTTACTCTGGTAGACTTGGTAGACAGTCTCAATGTCGTACTCGCCAAGCTGATTGTATGGGAGAAGCTGGGAGTCCTGACCGATGTTCGTGGTCTGAACGGCAAGAGCGCCCCAGACGTAAAGGCCGAGCGACGTGTTTCCGGCATAGGTGTCCGTTGTGCCGTCAGCCGAAATGTAGTAGCCGGACGTGCCAGAACTGGCCGTAGCCGAAGCGGTGAACGTCACGGTGCATAGGACAAATCCCGATGCCTGCTGTCCCGCATTTGCCGTAGCATTTGACGTGCTTACTACCGATGCCGAGGCGAGATTAAAGTACGCGCTGTGCACCGTCGCGCCGTCATTGACAGTAATGAGGGCATAATTCCGCCCATTTGGCCTAAAATACGCCGACACTCGGTACTCGGTGTTCGGGAGGAAGGTCGATGCCTGCGTAGTGCCGTGCGGAGCCGTTGTGGCCGCTTCCAGCAGCTTTGAGACGTTGTACCGACCATCAGCCGGGTTTGATATTCCAGTGGCGGGATACGTCGCTGTCGTGCCAACCGCCGTCCAGTACGTAGAATTGGATAACCGGTTAGGGTACTGGTTCTGATTCCCCACGAACCGCGCTTCGCCGTACGGGCAAAGGTCCGTCCAGTTCGTCAGCTTCCACGCCCGCTGAATCGCCGTGTCAAAGTGGACATTCCAAACCGCCGCAAGCTCCGTCGTGATGCGCGTTGGCGGAATGCCAACCAGCGCAGCCATTTTCTTCAGGTACGTGGAGTATGGTACGGTCTGCACAATGGCATATCAAACCGGCTTGCCGTTCACGAAAGTCTTGCCGTGTAGCATCGCGTTCTTTTTCGGGCGATACCCCGGCGCACATAGTTCCGGGCACTCACCCAGAAAATCATCCAGCCAGTTCTCCTCATGCCCAAAAGAGTAGCGCATGCGGAAGAACAATCGCGGATCGATTGACGCCACGCGCTGCCCCAAACTCTCCTTCAACTGCACCGACCCCGCTGCCTGCATCACCCGCGCATTGCGGGCTTGACGCAATTCAACCTGCGCCTTCTCCATCGGAAGCGTGCCCTGAATGTGATCGCGAAACTCGCGGATAAATTCAGGTGGAACGTCTGTGATGAGATCGGTCGGATTGCTCATAAAATGGGTAAATGGGCCGCGTCATCCCTAACGCGGCCCATGATTACACACATGCTTTAGCTAGACTGGCCACCGAAGTCGGCCGGCTCATCCACCGAGACGTAGATGAACAGTTCGCCAGCCGTCAGGGCGCTCGGAGAGCCACCCGTCGAGTTGGTGAACGTCGCAACGAGGTTCTTCGTCGCCGTGCCGGTCGAGCCGGCAATCGTAGCAACCGTGTTCTTGCCGGTGGAGGGCTGGATAAGCCCCGCCGTCAGAATAGAGGTGCTGGCAATGAAGTTATTCGTTGTCGTGGTCGTGCCGACGATGATCGCGAGCGCCGTGGTGCCGGCAAAGGCCGTGGTGACATTCACCGCCGCCTTATCGACAACCCACTTCGCCGGCAACGCACCGAGCGTCATCGTCACGGTATCGGTCGAGCCGGTGCCGTAGGCGATGTCACTGTACGAGACTTTGTAGGCTACGCTGTAGCCGTGGCATCCACGCTCTTGATTAGAAAGCGGAATAACCCGTGAACCTGCAATGGTAACTGCTGTATCTGCCATGGTAGTATCCTCCTGGTTTTAGGGTTATTAGCTGGTAGCGGCGAATTTGCCGAGACCACGCGGGTTTTTGCACACGAGGGCAAGCGTCGCGGCAACGAAGCCACGCCGACCGCCACCCTGATTCTCCAACTCCTGCGACTGCATGCCGATCATGTAGCCAATGCCGACAAGAGCCGGATCGACGACGTAACCGCGCGCGAGCTGCTGGTTGGTCGGAGTGGAAGGCTGCGCGCCATCCAGAAGGCCGTTGAACAAGTCGGGGATAACCGCGACCGTGTGGAACGAGCCCTTATAGATTTCGACGTTGAGATCGATCTGATGCTTCGTGGCATCCTGCGTGACCTGATAGGTCTTCGTGGTGCCGGACGAGCCTTCAACGCGCTGGAACGTGTTGATGGCAGTCATCAGGTTCGGACCGGCAAACAGCGAGTAGCTGCGCCGACCGCCGTTCTGCGTAAAGATCGACTGGAAGACACTGTTGAAAAGCGCCTCCGTCAGCGAGCCGGTAGCAGTCGAGTTGATGTTGCCGGCCGGCGTGAGGAATCGCGTCGGGACCGGATTGACGGTCTGGGCAGTGGAACTGATCCACGAGCCGAGGCCACGGGTCTTCCACGGCACGCTGCCGTTGTCGGCCTGCATGTCGTTGTCGGAGCCGATAGCAGCCTCGATGGACCGCTTCAGCTCACGAGCCGCCTTGGTCTTGGACTCGGCCACTTCGGACGAAACGCCGGCAATGTCGGACGCCTCTTCTTGGTCAGACACCATCCACGGGCGACGGAAAATCTGGATGTAGTTGCCGAACCGCGCACGGTTGGCAGCTTCATTGTTGAAGGCGGCAACGTCCTGACCTTCAAGGATGCCGGCCGTATCGACCGGGGCGAGCGTGTCCGCTTGCCACTCCTGAAGCCGATTGGTCGGCCCCGGAGTCTTGTTGAACATAGACGTTTTCGGGCAATCTTCGGGCTCAAGGATCGTCAGCCAATCCTGCAAATCTTCACGGGCTCCTGCGGTATTATAGGTTGTTGAAACAGCCATGACTAGGGTGAATTACGAAATCGTTCTCGGTTGAGAAGCTGCTGCTTTGCATCTTCTGCCGTGATACCGTGTTTCGCCTTCACCTTCTCTTCACTAGCTGCCAACTGTTGCCGAGCGCCTGTACCGATAGGAACACGAGCCGCCGAACCTGACGCCGCTGTGGCGGTCTGATCCGTCGATGTCTTAACGGGAAGTACGGTCTTGGGCTTGGATGCGGCTGGAGCGGCGGATTTCGCCTCTTCGGCCTCAATAGCCTTCAGACCTTTCACGTAGACCGCTGCGATCCACTCGGAATGCGGGTTCTGCTGTGCCCATGAGTGCGATAGAAACTGACGCACTTGCTGGTACTCCGGAGATTGCTTGTCCCTCAGAAACGCGAATTTCTGCTGGGCAAGTTGCTGCGTTTGGGCACGGGCGGCAAGGTACTGTTCACGAGCGGGGATATGATCCTCAAGCGTGAGCTTTGCCTGCCGACGTACTGCGCGTAGCTGATCCTCGGTGAGTTCCTGATCCCCCAGCTTGGTCGTGCGCACTTTGATCTCAGAGCCGGGGTTTTCCGGATCATCAATCATGCGCTCTTTCCATGCTCTGGGAGTCTCAAGTGTGTCCTCCACAAAACGAATCGCTTCCTTCGCCTGCTTTCGCAGATCGGAGAGTGAGGCCGTGTCATTAACTTCAGCGAGTGGGACATTGGCCGGGACTTGGACGGTGCGCGGTGCCGGTTGGCGCTGCTCATCGCTCGGTGCTGGTGCTTCAACGCGTTGGCGCTGCTGCCCCTGCATTTCAAGAGCAGCGATTTTTGCATCGCGCTCCTTAATCTGGGCCTCAAGTACCCCACGCTTGGCACGCTCCTTGTCGATTCGCTTCTGAACCTTGGCCTTGTGGTAGTCGTCGAGAGAAGATTTGGGTGAAAGAACGTCATCACCGCCCTCGTCTTCGCCGGATGCGGCCTGTCCGTCATCGCTCGGTTGAGCGGCTTCAGACTGCTGTGTTTCCGTCGTATCCGTGGGCGTGTCAGAAGAAGCTGCCTGTGCGGCTTCCGCTACGGACGCGTCTCCGGTCTGTTCAGCTTTCGCTGGGGCTGTCTCCGCCGTAGCAGTGGGCGGTGGCGTTGCGGGCTTCTTTGCAGCTTCGACCTGACGGGCGAACATCTGCGCGGACGCTGCTGCCATCGAGAGATTACCCGGACCAGTTTTCTTCGCATCACTCGTTTGCGCTGCGGGTGCAGCGGGGGCTGGTGAAGAAGCCACGGATGTTTCAGTCGGCATGAGTTTAAGCGATCAAGGCGCTTCGCTAACGGCATGGCGGTGTGCCAAGTGACTCCGTGAGTGGCGAAGACATGCCGGACTGTCAAGCATGGAAATGGGGAAATGCCCCATATCGCCATGCGAATTATTCCGCCGAAGGAGCCGGGGTCGGCGCGCTGGCCAATTCGTCGTAGGAATCGATGATGTCCGAGTACGTCCGAATCGCGCCGGCAGCAGCCATGCTCATGCGCTGATTTGAAACCACGGCGTCGCTGTAGGCGTCTCGAATAGTCGTCTCGCGAGCGTCCCGAATCGACTCCATGAACATGCGGAAATTCTCATTGCCGACGAGCGAGGTCATCGCCTCGCGAATTCTGCGGTCGCGGGCTTCGCGTTGTTTGGCGGTCATAAGGTGCCCATCCGGCCTATGCGTGGATTTTCCACGTTTTGTTGGTAGCTGAACTTCAGTTGTTTAGCAATCTTCTCGATGCGCTGACCAAATGGGTCCTGCTTGTTCTGCATCTTCTGCTGCACAACCGGATCGGACTGAATGTAGTTTTGCAGCACGCTCATACCCAATTCAGGCGGAGTGCCCGGCTTTATATCCTGCTCAAAGCCCGCGTAAATCTTAGAAAGAAGCTCCTGCATCTCACCAACCACTTTCTGCTGCCCTTCCTCGGCCGGACGGATGATGCGCTCGGCAATCGCAGGATCAACGGCCTCCACCATGACCTGAAGCCACTCGTCGTAGTCGATAATGCCATTCCGGTCGGCAGTGGCGACAATTTTGGCGATTTGCTCCAGCTTTTGGAACGAAAGCTCGGCATTCATCGAGTCCACATTGAACTGGAGCGTGAAATCGTAGTCTTCGTCCGGCCCCTGCACGTTAAAGTCGATGGGCTGGGGTGTTTTCACGCCAATCACGCGGAAATACACCTGTTTTGGCCCGAATTGGCACCAAAGTTTCCAAATCTGGTTGAATGCAGCCGACCAAGAGCCCAAAAACTTCTCAATTTCGTACTGGTTCTTGAGCTGCGCGAACTGTGGATCGGTGTCGTTCGACACGAAGCCGTTGTACCGCATGAAGTCATCGTGCAAAAGCTGCTCCGACTTCTCGGTGTTCATGTCCGGCAGCGGTCGGTCGAGGTAATGGTACTCTCCAGGGCGTCTTTCGGGCACGCGGGCACCAGCACCCCATTTACCGGGCGGACGGCCTGCTGGATACCCCATTGGCGGCAGAATGGCCACGCTGGCGGCGTCGATGCGCGAGTCTTTGTGGACCTTGATCTGGTCCTGAATCGGCTGGCCCGGCTCCGGAATGCCACGAGAATCGTGCAATTTGCGCGATAGGTACTCTCTCCGATGAAGAACGAAGGGATATTTCCCATGCGCGTACCCGAGAAGTTGGTATTTCGCGTATCCAGGATTCTCCGGTCCGTCCGGCAGCATCGGATTGAAAATCGTCAGGTAAATACCCGGCACGCCATCCTCATCCGAAAGCCGCTGGTAGGCATAGCAAACGCCGATCTTATCGGTCATCCGCTGATTGATATACATGAACGAGCGATTCTGCGGCTGATTGTACTCGGTGTACGCCATCGAGATCATCTGCCCCTTGCACTTCTTGATCGCCGCCTCAACCCAGTCCTTGTCCCAGCCGTCCGTATTTACAAACGACCGCAACTGTTCGGCCCCGAAATACTGCACCCGGTAAATTCCCGATGCGTTCTCAATATCGGTCGAAGAGTCAGGGATGAAAAGGTCGGAATCGAGGTTGAACGCCCGCACGACAGGGCGACGAATGACCTTCCCGAGCGTCGCAACCGTCGTGGTGCCTTCGGAGCGAAGTTCGGACAGCATGCGCTTGGCCTTCTTCTTCGCGCACCCGTACCGCTCCTCAAAAAGCGCCACGAAATCGTCGGTAAGCTCCTCCACGCCGAGCGCCGCAATCACGTCGATATTCGGCACGAGTTCCTGCACGTTCTCAATCGTCACCGTCGTCAGGGTCTTTTCCTGAAGCGTTTCCCAGAACTGACCTGTGACCGCCACGCCCTTTTCCTGGATGTACTGCGCAAGCAACTCTACCTCGCGGCCAAGCTCTGGAATCTGCGTCCGCACGAGCCACCGCATGAAATCCTGCACGGTCTTTGAGCGCCGGTAGTCGTTGCCCTCAATCGGGCTGGCGATGATGTTGGCCCGCTTGAACGCCGTGCCAAGCAGCGCCACCTTGGAGTTGATCGCCTCGTCCACGAGGTACACGCGAAGGTCGCTTGCACCGTCCCACGGCGTCGGGTCCGGCTGGTTCATGCCACGAGCATGCTTCCGGCCGTCTGCGCTCTGATTCTGCCAAATCGCGTACCGCGTCTCGTAGTTGATTCGGCACTGATCGATGTACGGCTGACAGGAGTTGATGCAGTCCTCAAACGCCTTTTTCAGCGTGCCAAACTCGGGTCCACTTTCTCCACGCGGAGCCTCTTGAAGAGAGGGGTCCGTTGGGGTGTTGACGGTGTTGGTGCCGCCGAATGTGCTCATTACGCACTTGCCTTACAGTCCGGCTTGGATTTTGCAAGGCGAATGCGGAGGTGTGGTCACGTCAGATCGTCCGGTCCCTTCCATTTACCGTCATGCGTCTTCACGTAGGTCCGCGTACTTTTAAGGTCAGGAGATAGCGCCTCCTGATGCTCCGCAGCAGCAAAGTGAACGCACCCAAAATTGGGGCCAACCCAGAACCGACCAGACTCCACGTAGCTGTAGATCAACTCATCATCGTGCTTTCCTCCATAGTCCTCACGGAGTTTATCGCTTTCACAATGACCTGCGCTAGTTCTCCATTTGCACGAACGGCATCTGCCAATTTCGATGTTCGCGCTCATATCAATAAACCCCCGTTGATCTCTGCGCCTTGGAGTCGGCCTTGGCGTCCATGAATTGAATGTCAGACACGGCCATGTACCGCGCCGCGTCGCAAGGGTCTTTGCAAGCCTCAGTCTGTCCTAGCTTTGCGGTATATTCACTCATTGCGTAAATGAAGTTCTGGCACCTGTCGCTCACCATGAGTCGCGGCGCATTCACCGAGTCCAGCGGGCGCTTATCGTCCCACGCGAGCTGGTTGTTGATGAGCTGAAGGCCGTTTTCAATGTCCACACCAGATGCCGGAATCACGGTCATGTCCAAGTCGTCCAAGTCGGAAATAATCGTGCGCGCACCGTCGTCCTTCGACTGCGTTTCAGCCGCACCCATGCGAGGGTCTATGTACCGCTCGAAAATCTTTTCCTCGCCCTCGGCCGTCTTGATGGTGTCCACGTAGTCCTTCACTCCGAACTTTCGACCCTTCTGCGCCGGACCGGGTTTGTTACCGGGAAGTGCCCAGTCGTCGTCATCGGGAAATTCCCTATACACCCACCAACAGCCGCGAGCATCGACTGCAATCCAAAGCATGAACCAGCTCTTACTGCCACCCGGATCAATGGCCATGTAGCGCGTTACCGGATACTCGGGGTTCTTGATGAACGGGAGCTTGTCGTGCTCAATGACGTTAATCTCTTTGTTGAATCCTGGGAACACACCCGCAATTGACTTCGTGGGCACACCAAAACCACGCGCCAAAAACGTCGCCTTGTCCGCATTCTTGTTGAGGCGCAAAAACTCCTTGTAGTCCGTAAATGGGTTGTCGGCCGTGTGCGCGTAATAAATCATCGTGCTCTCCATTGACAGACTCTCCTGCACGACCGGAACGTAGCCATTGATGCGCGGGTCGTCGCACCAGACCTTCTCAATCGTTTTCGTCTTTGCCAGAATCTTTTCGATGGTGTCGTTCCACCCGTCAATGACGGTGTACGTGAGCAGCAAGCGACCGTGGTATGTGAAAAGTCGATACTTAAGAGTCTCCAAAAGTGCCAGCGGAATCTTTTCGTCGCTCCACACAAAATGAGCCTTAATTCCCTCGATAATCTGATCGTTTTGCTGGTACTGCTGGTAGTTGTAGAAGTTGATCGAGCCACCACGATAGTGCCCCGGATGCGGCGGTAGAATGCAGACCGAATCAGTAAAGCCGTTTTTTTGGCTGTACTGGAGAGAGTGGTGGATGCCTTTCTTCGTCTGAATCGCCTTGATCGTATTCGGCAACGACTCGTAAACGAACCGCTGCTGGTCATCGATGCTCCGCTTTTCGGATACGTGGAAACAGTACACCTCGGCCTCGGGGATCGTCGCTGCGGCCCAGACGGTCATGCGAGCGCCAAGCGTTGTCTTGCCGCTCTGGTTTCCGCCCAAAACTACGTGAAAGTTCGCGCGACGCCAATTCGCCATCACCTTCGGCCAAATCGGAAGCGTCCACCCAGCCCCCACCGGATTTTCCTCATTCCGGCGTTCGACATACTTCCGTGCGTCGCGATACCGCTGAAGCTGCTCCACGGTCATTTGCCGTAGGCGCTCTTCGGAGAGAACGGGGGTCCATGGGATGCCGAAATCTGGCTGAAATTCCGACGCCTTGTGAATTACTTTGGCCATGCGTTATTTATCATTCATGTAATTTTCCATTTTAATTGGAATATAACCCATATTATCTTTACTTGGCTCAATTTCTATTATTTGAACCCAAAATTTAACAGGGCGAAGGCAAGCATCGCGCCATGTATTGGGTCCAATAGATATTAGCGGAATATCAGATGGATCTGGATAATAAAAACAAAACATCTCGCTCACAAGCGATTTGCCGTAATTATTCTTCACGGCAATTTCGGTTGCTAACCGCCTTGTTGATTCAAGCATGGCCTCGATTCCAGAATCTACCATTTCCTCTATCGTTTTAGAACTTATAAACGCCGGATAACGAACAATTCTTGGCCGCCCAAGATCATCATGTAATATCGTAAATGATTTTTTGGTCATGACACGTAAATAAGTATAAACTGCTCTTCGAAGTGGATTTGCTTGGCCATGCGCTACGATGACTTTGGGCTGAAATACGCAGCACTTATCCCGCAATAATCGCCTTGCGTTCTGTCCATGCACGAATCCCGCTCAAACGAGCAGCCTGTGTGAATTGGCCGACTTATTCCCGTAAGCAGGTTAAGTACTGGGCGTCCGCATAGCCATCTGCTAGGTATATTTGTAAAGTCATTATGCCACCCATCACTACGAAGCGGGTCCGGCGTGACCATAACGCAATGCGCGCAGTCCTTGCAGAATTTGAGTGGTTTGGGCATGTTACTTTATTCCGGCACTGCACAAGTGATATTCCATTTCTTCGGTCAGCCTACCCAGCTCAAGTTGAGCAGAAACGTACGATGCATGATGCACGGCTGAACCGCTTATTTCAAACGCCTGGTTAAAAATCACGACTTGTCGGGATTGCTGATTAAGCATGCGAGTCAGTCTGGTTACGCGAAAACGGTGCCACGCCCGCTTTAAAGCATACCGAGAGCGCGGGTACTTATCGACCGCACCCTCCCATTGTATCGGTGCTTCCATCACGGCACAACCCCCTCATTCACCACTGTGGCCATAAGCTGCGAATCCAGTTGCAGCGCGTAGGCAAGCCCCTGCCAGTACTCGGGCATCTCGACCATGGGGCGCACGCCCTTTTGGAGCAGCTGTGCGCTCATGTAGTGACCGTCCGACATGCCAGCAAAGTAAGCGCCAGCCGTGGGCCACGACGAGAACATATCGCGCCAGTTGGCCGCACGGTCACTGCGATACAGGAACTCATTCGTAGCCTGCTGTACAAGGTTGTCCGACAAAGCGCCAAGCCCGAAGGTCAGCGCGAAAACCGCAACGATGGCGGCGGGTTTTAGTTTGTTGTTCATGGGGAAATTCAAATTTCGTGCTTGCATAATGCCCCACAATGCCCCAACAAGTCAAGCGCAATGGCGAGACAAAAAGAAAAAATGCAGGTACGCATCGATTCGGACCTGCGCCCGCTGGTGAGGCAGCATGCGAAGGAACAGTCTCGGTCGATTCCGGCTGAGGTGAATCATCGGCTACGGAAGGCGTATGAGGAGCCGTACTCACAGAGTGGTACGCAGGGCGCGATCGATGAGTTGAAAAAAATACAGCGAAACAATTACGTACTGGGTCACGGTAAACTTCCACCGCAAGAACTCAAACGCTCCATCGGCACATCGCTGCTGTGAGTAGTTGAACGAAAGACGACATGACACCCCTGCAAAAACGAATCCGCGAGCACTACCGGAAAACCCGGCAGTACCATGAATTGATGGGGCTCGTTTTCCCGAATGCCTCTGCCAATCGCGGAGCAACCAAGGGCGGGCCTCCCGCGTGCGCGATGCACTTTGGCCGTGCGGTCCGTCAAATGGGCGGGGCACGTACCGGCATGGGTTCGCAAAGCACCGTCTGGCTACCGGCCGA